CCTCCTACTGGATCTTTAACTTGGTAGAATCTCACAGCATCGTTGGTAGATCGTTGATGTCTATTTTCTGTTACGATAACTGTGGTTCCTACTTCAGTTGTAAAAGGGTTATCATTTAAAGGAGCAGGGGTAGGTAAAGCTACTCTTGCCGGTCTTGCTCTTTGTAATGCTTGAGGATCTCCGCTTGTAGGTTTAGGTTCCAATTGAGGTTGTTTAGGTTCAAATTCTGAAAAATGAACCCACGAGCCATTCCATTCTCTTACCATTTCTAAATAAGGAAAAGCTAGTCCAGATCTATCTGAAATAGCAAGTGCATGTTTACCTGAAGCAAAAGTAGTCATAATTAAGCATTAGGATAGTAAACCTTAGGCGCGATATAGGTACTTGTAATATCAGCATCCTCTTTTATGGCTCTAGCCAATTCATCCTCATAATAAAGTTTTAATTCTTGTGATCTTTGGGGTGCATTTTTTTGAGATAAATAAAATGATAATCCCGCTGTCATACATGGTGCAAATCTGTAAGGCACATTACTTGCATTAGTATAAGCTCCAGCGTCTTGTATTCTTCTTACATAATATAAATTTAATTTATTTCCGTCCTGAGCTGCGCCAGGAGTTAAATATACAGTTATATTTGTTCGATCAATAAATCTTTGAATAAAAAAGGAAGTGGGAGTTCCTTTTGCTGTCTTATTAGAATAGCCTTGATACTGAGATCGACTCACTTCAGTCATTGGAGAATCAATACTCGTAGAAGTAATTCTATAATTAACTTCTAAAATATTATCCATTCCAGTGCCATGTTGCGTAACCGCATCGGCACTCGAATGAGTTGCAGCCGTAGTACCATTAGATCCCCGAACAGCTCCTGTAAGGTTCGCTGCACCTGTGGCTGCAGATTTTCCTGTATATCTAATTGTTTCAGATCCTACCGTAATCGTTCCTCCTCCGTCGTTAGCGCCAGGCATATCTGTAACTTCTGTTAAAGGAATATCGCTAACTACTGCATTAATTCCTGCAGATAAAGTCGTTGTTAATCCTTGAGACGCCCCATCGGCCGGGGATCGATAAGTAGTATAAACATTCGTTCCATCTACTAAAGTAAAACCTTGATTAGCTACTTCCCAATAATGAAGTCCTCTATTACTCCATTCAGAAAATAAAAGATTTAAAGATCGTTTAGCTGTTTTTAATTGATAACCGGAAACATTTATAATTCCGATACGCTCGTAAGATTCTTCTACGATTTCATCAATCGGAAGAGTTTTATCGAAAGTGTAAGAGTGAGAAGTAGTGTTAGCCATCTAACCCTACCCGTCATAGAATACTGTTACAGTCGCTACAGCTGATCCAAAATTAACGTAGGCTCCTGAGTCAAACAGTACTGCATTATCAGGAATGTAAGGTTCAATAAGTTCCGCTGCTGCTTGCGTTGGAACCGTTAATAAAGTTGTTCCAGTTACAGATGAATTTTTAAATAAAAGATTTCCCGCACTAGTTCCACTTAAACCTTGTAATCCTCGAATTCTAGTTCTACCGGCAAACACTGTACCCGTTCCTGTTCCTGTTACACCGGCTGAAACATTTCCTGCTGACGCTGCACTCGTTGTAATTGAAGTCACAGTATTAAAATAGCCACTACTTGTTGCTGCAGCGGTATCTGCTCCAGTGACTACTTCAGTTAATGCATCTCCAACAGCATTGGTTCCTACTACTGTGAAAGTTATTCCAGTATCATCACCAGCTGAGGTAATAGTGATTATTTGACCAATATTATCGCCGGACGTATAACTACCTCCAGACGCTAATGTTCCATTAATTGTTAAAGCTGCTGCACCTGAAATAGAGGCTGTTGTAGAAATTCCATCAGCATCTGTTGCAGCGACAGCTCCAAAAAATTTCGATTTTACATTTGATACGTTTGGCATAATTTAATTCTCCTTAGTCGTGAGCTCCCGAAGGAGCTCACATTTTATTTATTACGCGTCAGCAAACGGTGTTGCTTGTGTGCTAGATGATTTTATGTATGCTTCCACAAAATATTGAGCACTAGCTACCGCTGTAACCCTAACGAGAGTTCCAACAATTCCACCTGTAGTAGAACCGTCAAAATTCATTACATCGTTAGTTGCTCCAGGAAACCAATCTTTACCAGTTGCTGCAGTAGTCATTAGACTTCTTTGCAAAACCAATAAATTTATCAGTTCCATCTGTTTTAATTACACCTGCTGAAAATAAGGTTTGAACAATAAACGTATAAGTAGCTCCAAGATTGGATGCTACATTATAATCATTTCCTCCGGATGCCGCCGATGCACTACCAGTTGTAATGCTGGGCAACGTCCATTCACCCGCAGCTAAATTGCATAGCAAAGTTCTGCCGGCATGATTATTCATTGTTAACGTTGCATTTGCTGTTAAACTAACAGCTGCAGTAGGTCCGAAATTAATAAAACCATTTAATGATCTTACTGGTCCGGAAAACGTTGTTTTTGCCATAATTATAATCCTCCTAGTTTATAAGATATAGTCTCTAGGCCGTCGACTATACGCGTCTATATCTAATTAATAATTGTATAGTGATTATTTTATAACGCAGATTTGCGTTCAGCGCAAGGTATCCCTACAGAAATGTATGATTTTTGATTGCGCTTAAGTGGCTATCGATACTTCGGGCTTTGACGCTGTTACTTTGTTTTCTCTATAAGCAGCTTCTTCTTCTTGAGCAATGATCTCTTTAATAATATCCTGGATTTTTTTATTAATCTCAATCATCCTGATATTATGCTTCCCGTCCTTCAGATGCTCCTGTTGCCACTCTAGTTCCAAGGACCGTTTCGTATTGTACAGGTCTTCCGTCATTTATAACCTCCTCATAGGTTATCCATTTACCACGGGTAAATCCATCTTTCTCCAGTTTTACCTTATTTTGTCCTAGTTTGTCAAGGATTGATTTTTCAACACTTTCCTTGGTGTCTTCAGCCATCACGTTTGTCTCACCGCGATAACCGTCATAATGGATTTTTACTCGGAAGTTTTTCATAGGTCTAATTTCTTACTTTATAAACGAAATGAGGCCGTTTTGAGGCGGCCTCATCTCTAATGTTATTACGCTCCTGGTGAGCCGTAAATACCTCTAGGGTCAGAACATCCGAAGACGTATCTTTCTCTAGCTTTGTATCTAACGTTCCCAGTGTCGAAGTCGCCTTCCATTGCAGTTGTCAATGGTGCACGATTGAACATTTTCATGCCATTTGGCACGTCTGTAATAATATACCATGCGTCAGTATCAGTTAAGAAATTATTCACTCGATATCCTTGAGGAATCATTCCCATAGATTTAGTTGCATTGATATCATTATCAGCTGTTCCCACTCTGCCTTGAGATTTAAATAATCTTTCAGCAGTAAATTGCGTGTTAGAAGGAATGATCATTTTCACTCCTTTAGCAGCAATTTTAAGACCTCGTTCATCAGTCATTGCAGCAATGTCTATTAAAGCTTGCTCCATTGACGTTTCATTAAGATCTGCCGCAGTTGTCAAAGTATTACTAAATACTCCTGCAATTGTCGGGTGAGCTGTACTAAATAAAGTTACAGCGTCTCCAGTTTTAAAGCTACCAGATGGTAGACCATTAATTAATGGATTGACTGCTTTTACTTCTTTAGCGTTACTCATAGATCTTGCTAAAGCTTTTGTATAACGAGAAGCAATTCTATCGTAGAGGTTATCTTCGATAGCTTCTTCTGTTATCGCAAATGCTAGAGCGATAGTCTCATTAGTGTAACGTGCTGTAAAAGTTTCTTGCGCGTCATCGTAAGCGATGCCTTGCCCTTCCGCTTTTACATCGGCGTTCGCAAATCCCGATAACATGACTTCTTCTTCAAAAGCCCTGTCAGAGGATTCTTGTACGTATATTTCAGCATGCTGATTTTCATACCGTTTATATTCCAGCCCAAATAGTGCATTCAGGCCTGGCTCTAGTTCTTTAACTAGCTGTGCTCGTGATATTGCCATTTCTATATGCTCCTATTATTGCCAAGTGATACCAGCTGTACCAGTGTTTTGTAAGTACTGATTGAGGTTGTGAGCAACAATAACTGACGTATAAGCGGCAGTCATGTCATTGTTCTCAGGGTCCTCAGCAGTTCTTATCAATCTCCACTGATTAGCGGTAGCACTTACAGTTCCGACCGTTAGCGTTGAGCTTGATTGTCCATTTATTTCACTACCTGCTGCAGTTACGGTTAAACCTAAGGTTTTACCGTACACAGCTTGCGCTGCTAATGCACTCATAGATCCAACAAAAAGTTGAAATGGATTATCAATCACGAACGCTGTTAAGTCTTCACTGTTCGCTGGAGTAATCGGCTGATTGTACCAATTTGCCCACGTCGGTTTTAAAGTAGTCGACGCGTTATAAAAGATACCATTCAGAATACCTATGCTTAAGTCGGTGATAGCCGCTTGCGCAGTTTTGATGTATCCCACTTTGGACTGCACTGCAGTTCCTTGGAACATATCTGTATCATACGCAGCATCTATATAGTATTTGCCTTGTCCTCCGGTAGCTGGCGTTGAGCCAATTGTACCTTGAGGAATCAAACCAAATCCAGCACTGTTACGATTTGCCATAGTATTACTCCTAAATGTTTACAGTTTTACCTGTAAACGGTTAAATTATTCAGTGATAGGGAATTGGTTGTTATCCCGAGAAAACTAAGTTTTCTTTGTACCACCGAAGGTTACGCGAGATTGTCGATCAACATTGATCGGCATACTCTTATGCTGTTCCTTCATGAGATCGTGTTCTACAGCTTCGTCTTGCCCTTTAGATAAACTATCTATATAGGCTGCACGTTGCTTCGCAATCTCTTCCGATATCCTTGCCAGCAAAAGGCCACCAACTCCAATGACACCTGCGTATTTACCATCGGTAATTACGGGATATTGAGTGCCTGGATATTCATCGGCTCTCACCAATTCAAATCCTTCTCTCAAACGAGCTGAGACATTTTTAGTGTCCGAAAACCCTAAACTCTCTGCTCTTATCCATCTATGCCTAAATCCATCAGGCGCAGGCGGAGCATCTAAAGATGATGGGGGAGTCCACACTTTTGGTCTTTCAGTCTTTGACCGTGTTGAGCTCGCACGAGAAGTCTTATCTTGTTCTTTTTTCATATGCTTATGCCTCCTTCGTGAGTTTTAATTGTTTCGCATATTCTTCGAGTGGCACATTCAATTTTCGTGCGATTTGCACTTGTGATGATGTGAGTTTCACACTTTTGCGGCCTGGTTTCACGCCTCGTTTCACCGAAGCAACTGTCTGAACAGTTTTAGCCGATCCTTCTTTTGTATCAAATTTATGAGGAAAGTCAACTTTTATTCTTTTGTCTATTTCTGCATAGTATTCATCTGATTTAGGATCAAAGCCTTCTTTTTCTACCAGGTCTTTATGAATCTCGAACGCCGTGAAAGTCATGGCTCGGTTTTGACCGAACCAATTATTCTTCGTCGCCCAATCTTCTGCCTTCTCGTCAACTTGAGGAAGCGTCGGCGTTTCTGCCGGTGTTCCTCCGCCATATGCAGGAGTTCTCGGCTCCTTTTGATATGTGTCTCTTCTTAATTTTTCAGATTCAACACCTTTAGCATCGCTGGTTAAAGTACTCAATTCTGTCTGAGCTTCAACTTGTTTTGCCGTGTCTCCTGATTCAATAGCCGATGCTAGCTTTCCTTTAACGGCAGCTAGTTGGCTTTTGATTCTTTCTTCTGAATCCTTAAGATAAACGGAATCAAGTTTTGCGTAGCGTGATTCCCATTGTTTTCGTTTGTGCTCTACGCCTTCAGCGTATTGCACTGCAGCATCTTTCTGTCGTTCTGCCTCTCTCCATTTCTTGGTTAATTTAGCAATCCTTTTCTTGACGGTATCACTATATTCTTCTAGCTTTTCGTCTTGCGGTTTGCTTTCCTGAACATCAGGCTGCTTATCAGATTCCGCAGGTGCGTCATCGGGCTTAGTAGTGTCTTCAGTAGTTTTTTCATCCTTAACCTCCACTTCTTCTGGGACCTTTTTTTCTTCTTCAATTTCAACTTCGGCACCTGGACCCGTTGTGTCGATGTCT